GGTGGTTATTCATTAATAAATCAATCTTCTGATCTACTAGCTTAATCTTTCCATTTAATATGAGGATCTGTTCGTTGTTTTTTTGTGATTGTGTACTCATGTTATTTTACTTTTTTTAACTCCTTTAAAAGATTATCAATATAATCTATACCAATTACTTCATCTAAGATTTTTCTAGTATCTTTATCTAAAGCATTTATTTTTAATTGCATAAGATATGGAGCAAGACTTGTGTCTTTTTGCATTTCTTCTTTTGCTTCTTTTTTAAATTTTTCTAATGATTTTTTAACAATTAAACTTTTAAAACTTTCACTCATATTTTGATATTGAGGAGTTGAAACAATATTAGATAATCCAAAACCAATAGATACAGCAAGTTTGTCTTTATAAGCTCTGTCTAACTCAGGTATCTTTGTTGATTTATATATTTCTCTGTAATCAAAACCTAATCTATCTAATTCTTTTTCTGCAGGATTTTTAGGTGGAATAAAAGCCAATCCTGTAACTTGAGTTAATAATGGATCTTCTTTATAAACTGGTGCTGCTCTTGGTATTCCATTTGCATCTATAATGTAAGATGTTGGAGAAGTTAATGTTGGTAAATTAGAACCTGGAAATCTTCTTGCAAATGCACCTGTAAATTCTGATCCACCTGTTTCTTTAACCGCTCTAGCTTCAGGAAAGAACTGGGCATAAACATCAGTAAAGTTTTGGAAGGGAGTTAAATAACTTGCAGCAGTTTCTCCTAATAATTTTTGCACTCCATTTACAATAGATCCTTTATCTAACTTTGGATCTGTAAAATAATTAATTAAAGAATCAACTAAATAAACTCCTGTTGTTCCTCTTATTCCAAACAATACAGAAGCAATACCTTTAACATCTAAATTTCTTAATGTTCCTTCTTGGTATCTTTTAATAACATCTCCTAAAAATAAATAAGAAGCAAATGGGTTAAATGGTCTTACATCAACTGTTCTTTCTCCAACTTTAAATTCATACCATTTTTCTCCTGCATAAGATTGATTACGCAAAGCATAAGCAGCTAATATCATTCCTGTTCCAAGAGTTGCTTTACTTAATACAGATGTATTTCCTCTTGATAGTTCTGCTCTTGATTTTTTGCTAAGAAAACTTAATATTCCAAGTGGACTGTAATCATATTGAAACTTAACTGCGTTCATTAAGAATCTAGGAAACGGAATTATATTTGTAAGAATAAATGGAGCTGAATTAATAACGTCAATAAATTTTGCAGCAAATCTATCAAAGCCACCTTTACTAGCATTGAAATCTTTAGCAAAAGTTGTTTCTAATGCTTTATCTATAGCAACAGTAATTTCAGATGGTCTTAATAAATTTAATTCACCATCTTTTGTTAACTGTTCTAATGTTTTATTTTTATAAAATTTACCATTAGCTTTAACAGCTTCATCTAATCTTGATAAAAATACAGCTCTTCTAGTTATGTATTCTTGAGTTTTGTTGACTATGTTTAATATATCAACCCCACCCTCAACTCTATTTAATATTCCTTTTTTATTTGCAAGACCTGATGCGCTTTTAACGTCAGAAGCATAGTTTAAAAACAATCTATCTTTTTCTTTTGGAAAGTTTTCAAATATTTTATTAGTTAACGTTTTAATTTCTTTATGAATTTTTGGATTCCATTGAGTAAAATTATTAATTAATCCTTGAAAATGACTTAATGGACTAACAGCACTTTTATCAAAAAGTATTTTGTCTTTTACAAATGGTCTTATTGCTTGTTGCAAAGCCAAATCAAATCCTGCTTGTACTGTTTCTAATCCAACTCTTGCACTTTGAGATAAATAGTTACGAACAGATGTAGATAATCTTGTAACTAATAAACCTCTACGAATGTTATCTAACCTTTTTAAAACTCCTAAAGTTCCAGCTCCAGTATCAAAAGTTCCATTTGGATCTAGTCTTTGTTTGTACGCTTTTGCTAATTGTGAAAAAGCATTTAATTCTTTAGCTGATTGTCTAACACTTGGATAAATATAAGATGTAAATTCTTCAGGTGTAATTTTATTATTTTCAGCAATACGACTTATAATAGTAGGAACATCATATTTTCCAGACTGCCATAACTCTTGAATTTGTAATGATATTGGTTTCTTTTTTTCTAAGATAATATTTTCTTCTTGAAAAAATTTAAGAGCAGCGTCAGTAATCTTTTTTGTTGTCTCAATTGGCAATGCTGGGTTTCTTTGTAATGGAGAAATTGGTTCTGCAATAGGTTCAATTTTAGGTATCTCTATTTTAGGTAGAGCTTGTGTAGTAGTTTCAATGATTGGAATTTCTGCTTTAGGCAATTCAATTTTAGGAATTTCTGCTTTTGGTATTTCTATTTTAATCTCAGGAATACCTTCTGCAATCTTTTGATTAGTAGATTTTATTTCGTCTAATACTTGAGTTCTCTTAGCAACATTACCTGGTTCAAATATATCACCAATAATAACATCATTGTTTTCTTTAATAACTTTTATCTCATCATCAAAAACTCTATTAACATTTTGAATAACTTCTTTTCTATTCTCAGCACTTTCTTTTGCATAATTAATAATACTGTCAAATTCTTTTCCTGTTTTTTCGCTTTTAAGAAAACCTTCTTTTTTAGGAACTGGTTTAAATCCTGCTGATCTACCCATGATTTCCATTAAACCAATATTTAAATCTCTTGTTAATCTTGCGCCTGAATATGCTCCGCTAGTATCATTTCCTGTAACTTTATAAATTACATTAAGAGTATCTCCTGCAAGACCAGTAGCAATTAATCCAAGAGAAGTACCTGTTCTTACAGCTGCGTCTATAGTTTCTGAACCTCTGTCAAATAAATAATTATTTACTTTACCCAATAAACTATTTTCAGGATCGCCTAATAAAAATCTTAATTTTTCTTTATTCTCTTGAGTAACTCCAAGTTTATCTTCCCAAACGTCTTTTAATTGATTAATTGTTATTGAAGAAGATGGAGTATCTGCAAAAGGATCTTTAATTACAGTTGTTGGTTGATCTCCTTTTTTTTTACCAGCAATAATATCTGCATTACTTAAATTACCAAATGCTTTATCTAAAGCAGTTTGTTCTTCTATTGGTTTTTCAAATGGATCAATAATATTGACAGAACCCTTTTGTTCAAAAGGATCTATAATTTGCGTAGCCATAATATTTATTTATATTTATTTGGAAATTTTTTTTTAATTGCGTCTATTAATTCTTCGTCAGAAACCGTTGGATTGGCTTCTTTATATTTCTTAAATACATCAGTTGATTTAATATCAACAGGAGTTGCTGTTGCTGTCTTTACTTTTTGTTTCTGTGCATAATCAGCTAAATTTCCACCAGACATAGTAAGTAGTTGAGAAATAATATCTTGATTTCCTGCTATTTCTTTATTGTATAAATCTTGGTCAACTTTAGATAATTTTCCAAGCGCTTCTTTAAATTCAATTGGACTTAAACCTTGTAATTTCTGAGCAACTTTTAATGCTTCACCACTAATCGTTGGAGTTTTAGGAGTTAATAATAATTTCATTGTTTCTCTTGGAAACGCTTTGAACAATGGTTTGTATTGTTCAGGAACTTGACTACCAAATTCGTCAATTGCTTTTTGTTGTTCTTGTTCTTTAGTCATTGCTCTAACACTTGAAGATATTTTTAATCCTTCAACAAAAGATGGCAATGCAGCTTCGCCAATACTTTGACCCTTCATACCAGCTGATATTAAACCTAATCCTGTTAATGCTTCTGGGCTACCAAGTAATCCCATTAAACTTAAAGTGTTATTTGTTTTTCTATCAGAACCTAATAATGATTTATTTTGTAATCTCATATCTTGTTCCAAACCACCATCTATAGATGTTGATTCAGTTGAACCAAGTGGATCATCAATTCCATAACCGTAATATTTTTTTAATAATTCTGTTAAATCGTTCATTGTAATAATCCTTGTTGTTGTAGGTAGTTTGAATAAATTCCTGCTGTTCTTGGTTGTTGTGTGCCTAATAATCCTTGTGGATATAAAATATCATTTATACTTCGTTTAGCAGAATTATAAGCATTAAAAATAGTTTGACCTGTACCATACTGAGGAACATTGCTTGGTGGTATAGTCATATTAACACCAGGAACTTCTGGTCTTGTTGTAACAATTCCGCCTAATGTAGATGCTATTCCTAAAGTATTTGCAATTTCTCCAGGTGTCTTTGGAATAAATGAAGTTAAAAAATCTGTTGGTGTAGATGGAATTATATTTGATAACAATGATCCAGCTAAAGGATTAAAAGTTCCACCAGTTCCAAACAAACCTTGTGTTGCAACAGGAACTGCACCTTCAGCAATTGCTTGTACTGTTAATCCTGGTGTTGAACCTACTAATGTTTGCGTTAAACCAGTACCGCCTGTGTATGCTGCGGCACTTGCTGCTTCTGCTGCTGCTATTTCTGCCGCTGTTGAAGCTCCAAATGTATCTGCTACTCCTGCAGCTAAAGCTCCTTCTGCTGCCGCTGCTTCTGCTAAATATGGCGCTCCATAATATATTGAAGCTATAATAGCAGCTGTTTCAATTGGATTATCAAATGCTGTTTCAACAGTATCTCCAACAAAATCTCCTACATCTTCAACAGCATCACTAATAAAACCCATATTATAATAATCCTAATAATCCTAAACCTGCTGCACCAAGTCCACCATAAGCAGCACCCATTCCTGGAGATAATGAACTAAATATACTTGGTAAAACTTGTGAACCTACTAATGCTCCACCTAATCCTAAAGTTAATGGATTAGATTGTGATTGTGTATCTCTAGTTTGTGTAGGTAATCCTGAACCAATTGGACTAACAAGACCAGCATATTGTTGTAATGCTTGAAAGGGTGCTTGTTGATATTGTCTTTGTAATTGTTCTAATTGCTGACCAGTAGTAAATAAACTTGGAACTGCTTGAGCAACTCCTAATTGATTTTGTCTTTCTTGACCATAAGATTGGAAAGCAAAAGGTAATGCTCTTTGCGCTACAATATCTGCAACTTGTTGTTGAGACATTGGAGAACCTGGAGTTCTTCCTGCTCCTGAAAATTGTTGAGCAACTGTACTATACGCTTCTTGTCCAGCTTGCTGAATGATTGGAGATAAATATGGATTAAGATAATTGCCAGATAATGTATTTGCTAATTGTTGTGCAGCTGATGTGCCTAAGGATTCTTGAATTCCTAAACCAGTTAATGTTTGTTCAGATGGAGCGACATAAGGAGACGTTGCACCTTGTTGATATAATGTTGATGCGTTTGCTAAAATTTGATTTAATGCTGGTTGAGCTGGAGCATAAGGAGTTACTGTATTTACTGTAGTTCCTGATCCACCGCCGCCGCCTAGAAATGACATATTATTTTTCCTCTGTTTTTAAGTTTTTTTCTAATACTACATGGGTTCTATAGTACTTATGTTTATCAAGAATCTTTTGCCAACCTGGTCTTGCAATTAATTCCATGCAATCGCATCCTTGATCTATAGCAAAATTTTCTATCTTTACAATTAAATCTTGCCATTGTTGTCTATTCTTACCTGTAACCATAGGCAAATGTAAGACTTTTTTAATGCTTCTTTGTATGATTTGTGAGAGAACAAGTCCATTAAATTGTTCATCTACATTAGGTTTTTTCTCATCCCAAATAATCCAAAGTTGTAACTTACCGTCTTTAATTAAATCTTTGTAATGGTCAGTATGGTGATGACTGCCAGAATATATTAAAGCATTTCTAATATACTCTTTAACTAAAATCCAAACTGATTCTGTTTTCTCTTTTGGTATTCTAATAACATCCATTAGAAAGAAATTTCTAATACAGAAATAGTTCCGGTAATTCTATTTGCTGTATCAGCAGTAATTTTAAGAATATCACCTGCATCTAAAATAATTATACCTTTAGCAAAATTTTCTGTTGAACTAGCTGACATTGTAAGTTCTGCAATTTCAGTAGTTGTAGTAGCACTAGTGTCGGTTACAAATACTTCAACTTTAGTATTACCTGTGTGATTAGAACATTGTATAGTTTTTATAAGTGCTTTGACACCTGCAGGTACAGTATAAACAGTAGTTTGACTTGTAGTCGTTAAACTAAAAAACGTACTTTTATATGTATTGGACATTTACTTTTTATTGAAATACTTTTTAACATCCTCAACCCATTCTTCAAAGAATTTAACAGAATCAGAATATAACTTCTCAGTTGATTCTTTAACTTCTTTATAGTTTGGAAGTTTAAAGGGATTAAAATTAAACATATAGTTCTCCTTATATTGGTTTGTTAATAAATTCTACTTCTTCGTTAGTATAAGGTATCATATTATTTTCTTTTGTAATTCTTCTAATTGTTTTTGTAACTGTTCTAAAGTAAGCGCAGGTTTTGGTTGTGTTATAATTTCAATAACATCAGGTTGTGGTATTGTGTAATCATCAGCAACTTCCTCAACTGTAACTTCTCCAGTAACTATTGTTTGATAAGAAGCACCATCACAAATGTAACCATTTGCTACTTGTTTAACTTCATTGAATACTCCGAATATTCCACCATTATTATCTGTTAATATTTTTTTCATTTATGCTCCTATATATTTAACTAAATATGCACTAATTTTTGATCCTACTCCACCACTATTAGTAGCCATTAAAAATGTAGTTGAGTCAAGTTCTATTGGCATAGAAGTATAACTTCCTAGATTAGAAGAAGTACCATCTGGTGCTATTAAATAATTTTGTTTTCCATAATAAAAATTACCACTTTTTTGTAAAAGAAAAAAGTTTCCAGTAGAAAAAAGAAGTTTTATTGCAAAATTTCCAAAAGATATAGTATGTGTATTATAATAACTTTGAATTAAAGAATTAAAAGTAGAAAATAAAGAAGTAGTATCATAAGTAACTGTATTCCCAGACACTGTATATCTATCAGTCCCAAGAGAACCTAAATATAAAAATTCAGTTGAAGATACTTGAATTACACTATTAGTATAAAAGTCATAAGTATTAGCAGTTACTGAAGATGTATTTGCTGTTTCAAGAGTTGGAGCAGAAGTACCACTTAAAGTTCCAATTCTTGCTACTGTATATTGAGTTACATTATCAGCATAAGCAATAAAAACTTTTGTTGAACTTATTGGACTTATTGTTGGTGGAGCTTCATCATAATTAACAGTAATTGTGCCTGAAGATGCAGTTCCAATAGTTGGTGCAGAAGCACCATTGTGTTGAATAGTTCTTAATTTATAAATTAAACCATCTGTAACTGTATTATCAAATAAACAAGCTAGTGTTGAACTTGCGGCAACTGGTTTAGAAAAACCACCAGCACCACCACTACCAGTACCAAATGTTGAACTAGCTGTACCTGCTGTTATAGTTGTTCCTGATATTGTAAATGGTACTGCAATTTTATTTGATGTTCTACCTACAATTATAAGTCCAGTAGTTGAATCTAACATTACACTTGTAAAACAAGTAGCAGCGGTTGATGAACCACTATACAATAATGTTTCTGAATTTATTGTAATTGTTGTACCAGAATAAGAAACAACAACTCCATAAACATCTCTGTTAGAAGTACCAGCAACATAAAAAATTATAGCTGTTGTTGATGATAGTTTATCTGCACTTACACCATTATTCCAAGGATTTGTATGAGCAGGAGTAGTTGAGATGCCTGTTGTTCCTGATTTAACAGTAGTTATTAGAGATGTACCTAAATTTATTGCATTAGCATCAGTAGAAAAACTACCGCTTGATGTTGAGTTATCAAATAATGTTAATTCTATTGAAGTATTTGGTTGTAGTATTGCTAGTATATAACCACCATTATTTTTAATGTTAAATGCATAAAATCCATTATTTATGATTACAAATATTGGAAAACCTTTTGTAGTTAATGTTGTGGCATCAGGAAGAATAACTGCTTTATCTGCCGCAGTCATTGTTATATTTTGTACCTGAGTAGAAGCACTTGTTAATGTTATATCAACAGCAGAAGAAGTTGTTGTAGCACCAGAAAATCCTGCACTTGCTGTTGCAAACTCTAAAGCAGTTGCACCAGAATTAACTCTTAATGATTGTAATGAAGTTCCTAATGCTGTTAATCCTGTTCCACCATTTGCTACTCCTAATGTACCAGTAACTCCTGTTGTTAATGGTAAGCCAGTAGCATTTGTTAAAATTCCAGATGCAGGTGTTCCTAAAGCTGGTGTTGTTAAAACTGGTGATGTTAATGTTTTATTAGTTAATGTATCTGTAGTTGCTTTACCTACAAGTGTATCTGTTGATGTTGGTAATGTTAAAGTACCAGTATTACTAATTGAAGATATTATTGGTGATGTTAAAGTTTTATTTGTTAATGTTTGAGTGCCAGTTAATGTTGTAACAACTCCAGTATCAATTGCTAAAGTTCCAGAAGATGTAATAGTTCCGCCAGTTAACCCAGTTCCTGCAACAACAGATGTTACTGTTCCTGAGTTAGATGGCGTTACTTGTGTAAATGTAATTGAAGTTGTTCCTAATGTAGCGCTTGTGTCTGTAGTGCATAAATGAAATGTATCAGCATTTACAGTTCCTTCTTGAATAATAACTAATTGTCCAGCAAGTTCTGTAATAGTATCAAACTCAGTATCTCTTGAAGCTGAACCAGAAGCTACAACAGTATAAATACCATTTTGAGAATCTGTTGTTTGATTTTTTAATAATACTCTATCTCCTGTAACAAGTGTAACTCCATCTAATGTATCAGCATTTTCTAAAGCAGAAGCTATAACTACATTTGCAGTTGAAGCAGCTCTACATATAATTCTTGTTTTTAATCCTGTAACTAAATTATCAACATAAGTTTTAGTTGTTGGTTCAGATCCAACTGTTGGAGAACTTAAACCTGATATAGTTCCACCAGTTATAGCAACAGCACTTGCTGCTTGAGTTGCTATAGTTCCTAAACCTAAATTTGTTCTTGCAGTAGATGTTGATGTTAAGTCAGATAAATTATCTGCTTTAACAAGTTTTGCATCAAGTTGTGTTTGTATTGCAGATGTAACTCCATTAAGAAATGCAAATTCTGCATTAGATATTAAACCACCGCCAATTTTAGTTGCGTCAATTGCAGCTGCTGTTGCAACTTTAGCATTAGTAATAACTAATTCTGGAATTGAATCATTTGTTTTAGATAATGCGGCAACATAAATAACTACTGCTTCGTTAGCTAATGAACCACTATCCCATGTTACTGTTACAGTTGTATTAGTTGAAAATGTAGTTGCACTTATTGTACCGAATATAGTTCCTGGAGTTGTAGCTATTGCTTTAACTCTACGACCTACATGATAAAAACCTGTAACGTCTACAGCTGCTACTGTGAATGAAGTTGCTGAAGCATAAGTAATAGTAAATGAACCATCACCATCTCCATAAATAACCCATTGAGAATCGTTAAACCATTCTCTAATTTCTGCAGCTAATCCTCTGAAAGCATTATTAATAGTAGAAGGTAACATTCCTTCTGCAACACTAACTGAACCTACTGTAGTATTATTTGCTGCTGTTGTGCTAAAATCTTTTATACCTGCCATATTAATCTCCTATGAACCATGAGAAAACTTTATCGTTTTCTGTATTGAATTTGTTTATATATGTATTTACCGCTTCTTCAAGTTGTCTTTGAAAATATTCTTGTGCTTCAAATGAATATCTAACATTATCTATATCTTTTTCAACAACTTCTGCCATTATCTATATCCTGCTCTACTTGCTACAAGATCTATACCTTGAGCATGATTCCAATTTGTTCCAGATGCTATCTTAACATTAGCTCTAACATATCTTCCTGATTGTCTTACAGGATTAATACCACTATCTGTCATAGTAGAGCTTGAAGATTCTGTTTCATCATCTGCAAGACGTTCTCTTGTTTTAATAGTAACTGTTGCTGTCGCATCTACAATGGGTCTTACACCTGTAATATTTGCTCTTACTCCTGGAAATACTTCTTGCTCTGATGTTTCTATTTCAAATTCTAATTGATTACCAGAAAATATTGCTGCTTTATAATCATTAGTAATACCACCTAAATACAACTGTCCACCAGTCCAGAAATCTGAGTCTAATGCGATATTAATAGTATCTAAATTTTGAGATATAATATCCATTAATTCAACAGTATAAGCTCCAACAAATTGTGAAAATATTTGGCTAGCATTAGCTTCTGCTAAAGACCATTTTTGAGTTGCATAATTATAAATTAAAATTCTATCACAAATACCTGTTGTGTTTGAAGTATTATTAGCTGATGGATATAACCACATCGCTAATTGATTAAATGGATCAACAGCTGCAACCATTCTATCTGTAAATGCTTTATTTAAATTACTTTCAAAAAATCTATTAACTTTTTCAGCACCAATTGCTATTACGTTATCTCCATCTATTTGATAAAATCCATCATCAGCATAAAAGAATACTCTTCTATTATCTTGACAAATAGTTTTTCCATAAACTGCACCTCTGTTTGGAGATATAACTGATAATCTAAATACAGTTGCTCCACCTACAAAGTCTATACGAATAATTTGATTTTGTCTAAATACATAACCAACTTCTCCTGATGTAATACCAACAACTCTTCCACCTGATCCTGGTAAATCTTGAAAGTCTGCTGATTTTGAACCTTCTGTCCAAGTTGAAATATCATTTATTCCAGACCATTGAATTCTATTTGTTGCTCCGGCTATATTTCCTGTAACTAAAAAATCTCTAATAACTCCTGATACTCTAAACAATGGTGGACTTCCATCTGTAGCAATAGTTGATAAAGCAGCAAAGTTTGTTGATGTTCCCATTAAATAATATTGAGGGGCATTAACTCCATTGCTTGCTATAACGTAATTTCCAAATTGTGTGAATGTAACAAAGTCTGTATTAGTACCTGATAAAGGAGTACCACCAGTAAAGTTTGTAGTTGTTAATCTTACGGTATCAGTAGATACAGTTGTTAAATTATCTCTACCTACAGCACCTCTTGTTACTGTAACGACTGCGCCAGTTACAGTTGCAGAAAAATCCGCATGAGCATCAATAGTATTTTTTAAATTTGTAGCTGTAGTATTATTATTTGTTTGAACTTGAAATTCTAATGCACCAGGAGAACCAAGAGTAGAAGTAAATACTACTGCTGTTCCATTATTTTTAGTTAAAGTAATTGTTTTTCCAGCAGTTATATTTGCATAATCAGAAACTGTAATTGTGCAAGTTGCGAATGAATTGTTTAAAAGAAATCCTGATGCGCCTACATCAGTAAATGCACCTGAGGTTAGTTCGTAAATAGTATCGTTAGTTGCAATAAAATTAAAAACAGTATTAGTATTGTCTCTGAATGAACCAGCACCCCTAGCGTCTGCTGCCATCGCATTAGAACTGTAAGACACCAAACTTTTAAATGGTTTATAACCTTGTAAAGCATAATAAACATTCTTAGCAACGTTTGCTCCTGGATTCAAGTGTTCAGGTTGATCTGGTAACCATTCACCAAAAGGTAATTGCATATTAATTATTCACTTACTGATGTAACAAATCTTCTATTAAATGGAGATGATACAGTTACATCGGATCTAATTTGTAATGGAGATCCTGAAAACTGATCTTCTCTATCATTTAATTCAGCTCTTTCTAAAGCTGTTTGATACATTTGCGACCATTGTTGAGATTGGTTAGGGTCAATACCACCAAGAAAATTACTTGCATGATATAAACTTCCATACAAATAAATAGCTGGGTGATCTGTTAAAATATAATTAGATGTATTAGCTGATGATAAAGCATCAAACTTTTTATAAAAATTTAATATACCAGAATAAGAATCTGCTGGTCTTGGGGCAAATCTAAATGTTGATCCTAGTATAGTATATGCTACCGGAATACCTGACATAGACGTTCCTTTTATAGAATCCATTTGAGGTGGGCTAAGATAATTCATTGGATGCTTGTCGTTGTTTCTTAATATAAAAAAATCTCTTACTTGTAAAAATCCTGTTGGTGTGCTTTCTGTTTCTGCATCAATTGTAATTGTTGTTTGACTATGCATCTGACGTATTCTTAATTTAGAATTAAAGTCAGCTTCTGCAAGAACAATAAAATCCTCAGCTATCTCTGAAGTTAAGTCTGTTCTGTTTAACCAATTAGCAATTGTTGTTTTTAATTCTGCGTATGTTGAGAGTGCCATTATAATCTACCTGGTGCTGTTCTAAAAAGTAAAAATTCAGAACTGTTTAATTTTTTTTTCATTATTTTATTTTGAACATCTTTTGGCAATCCAAACCAATTATTACTGCCATTGTATTCTTTTGCCCAAATTTCTAAAACAAGTGTTGGAACTGAAGCAATTCTTTTTAATTCTCTTGATTTAGAATAACCAGAGTTATGAGTATATAATTTTTTATTATGCTCTACTATTGGTTTATAATCTAAATTTTTTTCAATAACTATTCCCTTATCATCTGAATGATATGTAGTAGTTACTAATCCTTCCTTCTCAACTATCTTGTTCATAGTCTAACTTGTTTAAATTTTATTTAAACTATTTAGACATTTGACTAACAGAAGCAGATCCATCAGTAGCATTTCTTATGAAAGAAATTTTCTGACCTGGATTTACTCTGATAATCTCAATTACATTAGCTGGTAAATATGTATCACTAGTTGTTGCAACTGGTGTACCTGCTAATTTGTAATGACAAGCTGTTGTTGCAGAAATTCTAATATGATGTATTCCATCACTAAATGCTGTTGCGGTTGCTGCAGCTGTTGCTGTGTAAGCAACTGCTTGACTTGATACTACTGCAAAAGCACCATCTACGCCTTTACCTGACATTATTCGTTCTCCTCATCTTCATCGTTAATATTTGTGTCATCATCGTCATTGTTTTGACAATTTTCACACTCCTTATTTGATTGTTCGTATCTTAAATCTTCTAAGAGATCAATGATACTATCAATTTTATCGTCTAAACTTAATTGTTTTCTTTTTTTAACCATTTGTTTCTCCGTAGTTAAATGGGGATATTGCTATCCCCACTATAATTATCTTCTTATAATAACTGTTACGTCTATTGGTTGAGATGTTGAAGATCCACCATCAGATGTAATAGTGATAAAATCACCTTCTGATACAGAATTTAAAGCTGTTGGTTCAGCAGTATCAATGTCTCCTGCAGCTGAGCTTGTAAAAGCAACTGTAAATCCACCACCTGTTACAGTAGTTCCATTTATTTTTGATATTACAGCAGAATCTGCAGTAGTGATTGCTCCACCTAATACAGAAATAATTTTAATAATTTTTCCATTATCAGGTACAGCAATGTTAACTGAACTAGCAGCTGATACGTCAGCTAATCTAGTAGTTAAAAAGTAGTCATTTAATGTTCGCATTTTTTTTCCTATGTTTGCTTCGTTCCGTCTTTAGACTTCAAAGACCAAACAAAATTGTTTGTTCATGGGGGAGACTATTCCCCCCCATGAGTATTATATTATGATGTTGTTAAGTCTGCAACAATTCCTGAACCAGCTTCGTTTCTTGATTCAAGAGTATATTCAGCAACTAAGAATTGCTTCATAGCATCACCAGTTTTTGCAAGATCTTCTAAAGAGAAATCTCTTAAGTAAGCTAAAGCAAAAAGATCTGGAGTGATTACTAAAGCATCTCTAGTTCTTTGAAATCTGTTTGGTGTTACTTGTAAAGCACCAAAATCAGATTCATAAACATCAACTGCAGCAACTAATCTTTTATTTTCAGCTGGGTCAAATCTTGTAGATCCACCTGTAAATCCAGAAAGTTTCTGTTTGTTGAAAGAACCAACCATAACCATTGAAGGGTCGCCACCATTATCCCACACTTGTTTGATAACAGATTTTAGTTGATCCTCTGTGAAAGCTCTTTGAGTTCCATCAGTTCTAGTAGCTGTACCAGAAGTTGAAGGAGCAGTTCCTGAAGTGCTTTCGTTTGATTTTAACCAAGAAACAATCCCAGCTAAAGTTCTAGCTGTTGATGTATTCCCAGCTGCTACAGTTGTATTAGCTAGAAGTGATACTTCCATATCTCTCTTAAGCTCTTTTGATGCTTTAGAGATTTGATATGCAAGCTCAGAATTTCTTCCGGCTTTATTAACTGCTTCTAATGTTCCAGAAATAACAACTGATTTAGTTGAAATTTGAGTAACGTTAGATTTTCTTGTAGTCACAGCAGGAGTAGAGAATGTTACTTCATTACCTTCTATCTGTGCATTAGCCGCTGCTGCTGCTAATGAGTCTAATTGCCATTCATGAGTTACAGCAGTCGCTTTACTTTGCGGTATGCTAGACATGAAAGGAGTGTCTGTAGGCGATATGTTATAGATAATATCTGAAAGATCTTCTCTAAGTCCAATCGCATCGTACTTTGTAAATGTGCCTGATACTATAGCCATTTTTTTTCCTTTTATTTTTTGTTAGTTATAATGTCATAAAAGATACTTGCGGCATCTTTGACATTGCCTGTCTTTTTGAGACGACCTAACTTTTCCTTACGTCTTTGGAAGTTCATATCATTGCTGTCTTTTTTCACACCTGAAGATAAAAACTTACCTGGCTTAGATGCTTGCGCAGCTGATACAGGTTTGACATTCTTAACGTTACGATACTTTAAAGCATCATTCACTAACATAACAATTCTATGGTCATAGATTTGTCCAATCTCAGCATCTTTAAATCCATAAGAATTTAAAAAATTTCTTAAATTGTTTTTAGCTGTACTAGCTTTTTGAGCATCATTAAATTCTGGCATTTTTTCTGCCAAGATTTTTTGCTGCTCTTGTACATAACTGCTTAGTTGTCTTGTTTGTTCTTGTTGTAGCTTGTTAGCAGCATCCATCATCTTCTCTTTTTTAAGGCGAATTTGACGTTCTACTTTTGTAGCTTCAACAGGATCTTCTTCATACAATTTATTCAGATCAACATTGCTGATCTCTGAATTTAATTGCTGTTGTGTAAAAGCAAGTATTTGATTTAATTCCGTAATACGTTTGGAATAGTCTTGCCTTTGTTGCTCCGTTTCAGACTGGAATTGCTTTTTTTCAAAAGATAATTCTTCTGTCTTTCTACGGTAGTCAGCATCTCTGGAATAACCTTTTTTTAATTCATCTAAGGTAACCTTTAATTCTTGACCTGCTACTTTTACAGTAAAGGTGGAATCAGGTTCTTTCTGAATATCTTCTGTTTGTTCTTGAGATACGTCAGTTTCAGAAACATCACTAGTCTCTTGTTCTGTTTCTGTTTGCGTTTCATCTGTAACCTCAGGTTGATCTGATTCAGATTCCTGGTTTATTGGTTCTTCAGAAACGACTTGTTCTTGTTTTTGAACTGGAGCTTCTTGCTCAAATTCATTTCTAGCTTCTGGTTTTACAACCTCAGCTTTTTTTTCGTTAATCTTTCCAGTTTGCGGATTAAGCAATCCTGTAATTGATTTCGCAGCTATCTGCAAATCAGACGCAGCTCCCTTAACAGGGTTGGCTTTTAACTCTGACATATTGTCTCCTTTTAGTTGAAGTTCCGCTATAAAGCGGTTGACCTATCCTAATTTTTATTATTAGAATTCTTTTTTTTCAATGGATGCTCTGAAATCTTCTAATTGTTTTTTAGCAAGTTTTCCAGTTTCCATAATCTCAATAAAATGATGTTCAACTTTTTGAACTATCTGAAATGCTAGCCATAATTTTTCTCTAGCATCTTGTTCATTAACACCTGTGTTTAATAAACTTTGAGAATATAATTTCTTTAAAGTTTCAATTGCTTCTACAAATATTGGTTCTTGTAAAACCAACTTTGCTTTTTCCGATCTACTAACTTCCGATTGGAGTTTCGCCTGATCCTGTTGTTGCATTTAATTCCTGTACTTGTTGTCCAAATTCTTGTGTTGCTTTTTGAGCTGCTGTTAAATTTTTAGAAGCATTATTTAATCTAGCTTTTGTTAAATTAACTTCTCCTTGTAATTTTGCAACGTCAATCTGTGTATTATACTTTAACTCTAATTCTTTCATTTTTGTTTGAAAGTCAAGCTGCATTTTTGAACTATCTAGTTGTAATTCTTTAAATTGTAATTCTAAATCAGCTTGTTTTCTCTTGTTTTCACTATCTATTCTAGTGAATTCAATCTTTTCAATAGGAGTTAAAGCAGGTGGTTGCGGTGGTTGAACATACTGCATACCAACATCTGGGTTAACAAAGTAATTTTCTGTGTTTTTAAGACCAGCATTTTCAATCATTTTAGATAACGTATTATAAATATTCTTTAACGTTACCATTGGATATTCTTTATTACCCTGTAAAGTAAATGCTTGTAATTGTTTTTCAAGAATACTGTTTAAAATAACTAATTGTTGTTCTTTAGAACCAGAACCTAATCCAACTACAATATTAATATTATATTTATCTTTCCATTCAGTTGGTCTTACTGGAATAAATACATTATTTAATTGTACTAATCTTTCTACTTCTTGGTATTTAACTGTTAATTCAAAAATCTTTTCAAATAATTCTTTAACACCAGTCTCAGCAAATATTCTAGCAATCAACTCCATACGCATTTGTGTTTGCGTCATTAGAGTATTAATTCCTGTTGCAGTTTTATTTAAACTGTCAGCGTCTAATCCTTGTGCGTATCTTGTAACACCAGTTCTTGTTTCTCTAACTGTGTCTAAGTATTCAAGTAATGGAAATGCTTGAGCAGAAATTGTTTGGTTCTGCATTGGTAACATAACTTGAGACGGTGGTTGTTTTGTTCTTACAACTCCACCTGGTCTGGCAGTTAATAAATCATCAAGATTTACCATTCCATCCATAATCGCAATACGATTATTATTTGTTAGATACATGTTGTCTAACAACTGTCTTAAAACTGTAGATTTAATTAATTGAATATCTTGTACTAATTCAGAAACTGATCTGCCATAAAATCTGTGTGGCATTGGTATTGGAGTTAATGAACAAAAAGGAATTGAATCAACTTCAACATTATCTAATATCGCACTAGAAGTATCGCCAACAACTGTAATCTTTCTTAATTCTGCAAGACCATCTCCATCAAAATCTAATCTTACATAACATTCAAAAACGTCAATAGCATCTGTTGAAGAATCTGGAGAAGATGTAAATGGATATTCATCTATATCAGAATATCTAGTTAATTTTTCAGAGTTAAAAGTAATTTCTTGTGAGTGTGGTAATGCAGATATGATCTCTTTATCATAACCCATTTGAATTAATTCAGTTCTAGTCTTAGTAGTTCTATGTGCTACAAAATTTGAATCTTGTATTGTCTTAGCATTTCTTTGTATTAAAAATTCTTCTGGTGGTACGTTTTCAATTTTAACTCTACCTTCATCAGAACTTCTTCTTATTCTAATGTTATGTTTTTTTGGTCTTGGTAAATTTAATGTTTGACCTTGTTGAGCTGCTATTGCTTCTAGTACTTTAATCTGTTCATCTTGAGATTCATCTTCTTCTGAAGAGTGTTCTATAACCTCAACGTTTTCATCATTAATAATAGATTGGTAAGAATCTTCATTTAGATCTTGATATGTTTCATGTTCATATTTCTTGCTCTGATCCCAATAAACTTTGACGATACCATTCTTTTCTAAGAGTGCATCTTTGAACCAACTATATAAAATTGTAAAACCTGGATTATCTTTATTAAAAATATAATTAATATAATTTGTAGCTTGGTCAGCAAGAGCAACATCTTCTGCTTTGACCGGTTCGCAAACAACAGTTCTATCTGATGCTGTAAAAATTCTAAGAAGATTTGGAAGTATAGTTTCAATAGTGTCTGCAACGTCAGTAGATACAACTTGAGAACGACCATCTATTTCAGTTCCTAATTTTTCTCCTAAATAATATTCAATAGATTTTTTTCTTTGTTCAGATAATTGTCCACCAAGATAACCTAATGATGCATTTATTTCTGTACTGATAATATTTTTTATTTCTGATTCTGTTAATTTTGCCATATTAATTTATTGACTTGAAATATTTAGAAAAGAATTCTGATTTATTTTTGTTATTTAAAACTAAATCTCCACCCTTTTCACCTATAGGTATATCTCTAAAATATAACTCTTTAGGTTCAGGGTATAATCCTTCTTCAATTAATTTTTTTTCTCTCTCACTTAAGAAATCTGACATCTCATTTTGAGTGGTAATATAAGAACTTGGGTCTCTGTCTTTTGTTGATTTCATATTAAACAATATAATTCGTATTTACTTCTATCTTTTTTTTCCAATTTGTCATCTCAATTCCGTAGCCAACTATTCCTGTTCTTAAAGCATCGGCGGCATGGCTTGCAAAATTGTGTATGGGTCTATTCCTAAAACATTGGTTTAAGTCATCCCATTTTTTTTGATATGACTTTAAACATTCCATACCATAATGGCATTTGTTTTTGTCAAACCAACAGGTAGGTAGAACTTTTCTTACTGCTTCAATCCCATCTTCTAAAGATAGTTTAGGCGCAACCTCAAATGCTATACCTAATTCTAATGCAGTTTCCAACCTTGATTTACCATAAGCTCCTAATTCTCTAACCTTAATATCATGTGGAGCAATATGTCTTGAATACTTATAACCTTTGTTATCAATAATATTTGCGTAGTGGTCTAATCCTTCGCCTGCGTTTTCGTAAAAATCTATTAATCTTATTTCGCCTTTGTGTCTTTGGGCAAACCAAATAACAGTAGAATCATTCATTCCTAAATCCCACCATGTTTCAACCGGTAATTCTTTGTCGTATAAATTATCTATAACCCTGCCATTCTTTTCGGCATCCTCAATAATAGATCCGTAATAAGAACCTGTTATTGCTGCTTGGAAAGAACATTCAAACTCTTGGTCAAACAAGTCATCTGACATGATTGACTTTGCTGCCTTTAATTCATCATCGTCTAGTATCTTTGTTTCAGATGCTTTGTGTAATGATGAATACCAACCTTCTGTCTTTTGGGCGTATTGGTATAATTCAAAAAAATAATTTTTACCTTTTGGCGTTCCAATAAAAACGCACCATCCTTTCCTATCTGCCAAAGATGGTCTTATGATTTCAGGAAATAGATTTGGGGCAATACTTTGTGTTTCATCTAAAATACAACCGTCTAAAAATATACCTCTTAGAGCTTGGTCATTCTCAGCGCCAAGAATTGTAATCCTTGCGCCATTTGGAAAGTCAGCTCTTAATTCTGATTCGTTAAACTTAACTCCTGGAATTTTACCACCAAAGGTTTTGATGTAATCCCAAGCCGTTGCCTTACCTTGCTTAAAAGTTGGAGAGATAAATGCGTACCTAGAATTTGGCTTCTTGGTGTACATCGCATCTCTAATCATGTGATTAATACACATCACAGTCTTACCAGCTCTTCGGTGCAAGACCAATACGGAGAATCGGTGCTTAGAGATTTTATCATGCAAAAATTTTTGCAATTCTCTTGGCTTGTATGGAATCTCAAATACTGGCATTTTTAAATAAAACCCCCCTATCCTTAATGGACAGTCATAGGTTTTGCAACTGGTATCTTATCTAGTTCTAGTTCTTCTGTAATGTGTTGGCTAAAGCACCAAGCATCTTCGTAATCTTCAAATCCATTGAACATAACTATTACTGAATTAGTCATATCGTCAACCATTACTAGAGCTTTGTATTTAGGGTTTTTCATTTGGGTTTTTGTAGTTTGTATGTGTGTACCTTCTAACGTAATATTGACGCCGCCAGTTTTTGCTTTGGGGTAGGGT